TTCGGTGTTATTGACGATGGGATAGATGATGGATTAATAACAGAAGGTGAGTTCAAAGGTTGGCATTCGATAGACACTATCGGTGACCGTGAATTCTAAAGATAATGATTGTTATAAATATAAGTATTGAAAATAACCGTATAATGATTAACTTATAATTCGTAACTAAAAAGGATAATGCTATGGCTGTTAAACCCGCTTCTCCTCGAATCTCAATCAGTGAGATTGACAAGACAGGTATCGTACCTGCTGTCGGTTCATCTGGTGGAGGTTATGTAGGAAATTTCCGTTGGGGCCCTGTGCACGAAAGAACACTAATTGCTGATGAAAGCGGTTTAGTTTCTGTCTTCGCATCGCCTGACGACACTAATACTGTGGACTTCCACAGTGCTTCGTACTTCTTGAAGTACTCACAAACACTCCAAATTGTTCGAGAGAACAATGGAGGTAAAAACGCACACAGTGCAATAACCAAACTAGACTCCGCTGCTGTGGATCTAGTAAAAAACCAAACTCATTGGAACAATGTTGTTGGTGACGCCGTTGGTGAAGGTGGATCAAAAACTAGTACAGGAACTTGGGTAGCAAAATACCCAGGCGACTTAGGAAACGCATTGACAGTATCTTTCTGTCCTGCCGTTGCCACTGGTACTGATCTCTTCTCTGGTTGGGCATATGCCGATGAATTCGCAGGTGCGCCTGGGACATCCGATTATGCTACTGCTAATGGTGGATCAAACGATGAAGTTCACGTTATCGTTATCGATAGAACTGGAGAGATCTCCGGAACTGCCGGTGCGGTACTAGAGAAGTTTGAATACCTATCTGCCGCTAAGGGAGCAACCACTCCAGACAATTCACCTAACTTTATTTCTGACGTATTGAATACTCAATCTCAATATATCTGGAATGGTTATTTCGGTGATGACTCTGCATTCGGTGGTTCTTTCAGTAATCAAGGTAGTACTTGGGGAACAAAACCAAACAAAGATACTGTTGTTCAATACGGATTCGATTCCGATGGAGTAGTTGGTCAAGGAGAATTGACTACAAATCTTGGTGGTGGTCTTGTCTCTAGTGTTCTAGGTACTTCAGACTATTTGACTGGTTTCGATCTATTCGAAGACAAACTTCAAACTGAAATTGACTTCTTGATCGCACCTTCATTTGGTTCTGCCGGTGATGGAGCAACAATTGTAAATGACTTAACTGGCATTGCAACTGCTCGTAAAGACTGTGTTGTAGTTACTTCTGTAAACAAAACTGGTGTTGTGGGTGTTACTGACGCTCAAGCAGCGACTAATGCTGTATCCTTTGTAAACGGATTAACAAAATCATCATACTTAATTGTAGATAATAACTACATTAAAGTGTTCGACAAATATAACGATAAGTATATTAACATTCCTGCTAACTCTAGCACTGCCGGTCTTATGGCGGCAACTGATATTATCGCAGACCCATGGTATTCACCTGCCGGTCAAAGACGTGGTAACTATCGTGGAGTTACAGATATCGTAACTAACCCGAACCAAACCCAAAGGGATCAACTGTATAAAGCAGGTGTAAATCCCGTTGCTAACATTCCAGGCGTAGGTCTAGTATTGTTTGGTGACAAAACATTAGAGTCACGTCCTAGTGCCTTCGATAGAATCAATGTACGTAGATTGTTCATTGCTATTGAGAAGTCAATTAGTGAAGCGGCAAAAAATGTGATGTTTGAATTCAACGATGACTTTACTCGTGCTGAATTTACAAACATCGTAGAACCTTTCCTTCGTAGGGTAAAGGGTCGAAGAGGGATCACTGACTTTAAAGTCGTTTGTGACGATACAAACAACAATCAAGAAGTGATAGACAATAACCAATTCGTGGCAAACATCTTCGTGAAACCTGCACGTTCTATCAACTTTGTTCAATTGAACTTTGTTGCTGTTAGAACTGGTGTAGACTTCGAAGAGATTGTTGGCACGGTAGGAGCATAAGGAGAATAGATATGGCAATTTTAGGTGTAGATGATTTTAAATCTAAACTCAAAGGTGGTGGTGCTCGTCCTAACCTCTTTAACTGTAAAGTTAACTTCCCAACCTATGCTTTAGGTGACGCAGAACTTACGTCATTTATGGTAAAGGCTGCTCAGTTACCCGCATCAACTATTAATCCAGTTGTTGTACCATTCCGTGGTAGGCAGTTGAAGATAGCAGGTGACAGAACATTCGAAGAGTGGACTGTAACTGTAATCAACGACACAGGTTTTGAAGTACGTGATGCTATGGAACGTTGGATGAATGGAATCAATTCGCATAATGCGAACACTGGTTTCAATGATCCCGCAGAGTATCAAACTGACCTTTCCGTTGACCAGTTGGACAAAGATGGACTTGTAATTAAGACTTACAACTTCCGTTCTTGCTTCCCAACCACCATTACTGCAATTGATCTTAGCTACGACACTGTCGATACAATCGAAGAGTTCCAAGTTACGTTCCAAGTACAGTACTGGGAGTCTGGCACAACTAGTTAAGTTTGTGCTAAATATATGCGTAGGGGGGATAAACTCCCCTACGTATTTTAATTTGAAGGTAAGGATATGGCAGACGATAACAACAGCATAATGAAACTCTTTGGTTTCGAACTTGTTCGTTCTAAGAACAAGGACGTAGGTAAAGAAAATGAGAAACTCCCATCAATCGTTCCGAAGACGGATGACGATGGTGCGGGTTATGTTACTGCGTCTGGTAGTCACTATGGTCAATACATTGACATAAATGGTGACAATGCTAAAGACAATGCTGAGATGATCATGAAGTATCGTGGTGTCGCAACTCATCCAGAAGTTGATGCCGCTATCGAAGACATTGTAAATGAATCCATTAGTGGATCAGAGAACGAAGCACCTGTTCTCATAAATCTTGACGGTGTAGAAACTTCTGATAAGATCAAGAAGTTAATGACAGAAGAGTTCGACAACATTTGTGGTATGTTGAACTTCAACGAATTAGGTCACGACATATATAGATCGTGGTATGTGGATGGACGTTTGGTTCACCACCTTGTAGTAAACGAAGGTAATATGAAAGCAGGGATCCAAGAGATCCGACCTATCGATGCTACTAAGATACGTAAGGTAAAGGAAGTAAAGTATAAGAAGGATAACAAGACTGGTGCGAAGGTTGTAGACAAGACAGATGAGTTCTACGTATTCCAAGAAAAGAATCAAACCCAATCCGCAGTTAAGTTAACACCAGATTCAGTATCATATGTTACATCTGGTCTAACAGATCCTTCACGTAAGAGTGTAGTCTCTTACCTGCATAAAGCAATTAAACCCATCAACCAGTTGCGTATGATGGAAGACAGTCTGGTGATTTATCGTCTTGCACGTGCACCAGAACGTAGAATCTTTTATATAGATGTTGGTAACTTACCTGCAAACAAAGCAGAACAACATATGAAAGAGATCCAGACTCGTTATCGTAACAAGTTAGTATACGATGCAAGTACTGGTAATTTAAAAGATGACCGTAAGCATATGAGTATGCTTGAAGATTTCTGGTTACCACGTAGAGAAGGTGGAAGAGGTACTGAGATTAGTACACTACCTGGCGGTGATAACCTTGGACAGATAGACGATATTGTCTACTTCCAGAAAAGATTGTATCGTTCATTGAACGTACCTATTGCTCGTTTGGAGCAAGAGACGCAGTTTAGTCTTGGTAGAAGTACTGAGATTAGCAGGGACGAAGTGAAGTTCCAGAAGTTTATCGACAGATTACGTAAACGTTTCTCAACAATGTTTACTAATATTCTGAAGAAACAACTTATACTGAAGGGTATTATCACCCCCGAAGACTGGCAGACATGGAGGAATGACATTCAGATCGATTTCATCCGTGACAATCACTTCACAGAATTAAAGGATTCTGAGTTACTTAGAGAAAGACTAAGTACTCTTGATCAGTTAAGTCAATACGTTGGTGAATACTTCTCACGTGAGTGGGTTATGAAGAACGTAATGATGATGTCCGAAGAGGATATCGAAACAATGAAGGATCAAGTCGAGGCAGAAAATGCCAAGGGTGGATCCGATGAAGATGAATACTAATGAGTTACAGAGATTACGTAGCACAGCATAGTGATTTAAACTGGGACGGTCAAGAAGACCGTTTCGATGACTTTGAGAAAGTAGGAGAAAACGATGAGTGAAGTAGAAAATAACGAAGAAGTTGCAGTAGAAGCAGAAGCACCTAATGTAGGTAACATTGATAGTTTTATCGATGCTATTGCACAGCAAAACTTCAACCGTGCTAAAGAGCACTTTGATAATGTCTTAGGTGACAAGATGAATGATGCTTTAGAAGCAGAAAGGTTGTCTGTTGCTGACACTATCTTTAATGATGCACCAGAAGAACCAGAAATGGCACTTGATGATGCAGATGACGCATTTGACGATGACGAGACTGTAGAAGTCGAAGTAGTAGACGAAGTCGAAGAAGATGACGTTGTTGTAGACGAAGTTGACGAGGATTAAATTAATTCTCTGTTAAGATATTTATTTGTATAAATAACTGTATAACTTTTAATTAAAACAAGTAATTAATATATGCCGAGTTTCAAAGAGATAAGAGAGAAGTACTCACCAAAAGGTAAAGTTGTCTTCTCTGGTAAAGCAGGTGGCAAGATTGCCAAGGTTGCTGTATCTATTGTTAAGGAAATAAAGGGATTCACTGTTATTATTGACGGTGATAAACTTGATACTTACAAGACTGAAGCAGAGGCAAAGAAGAATTTAAAAATTACTGTAAACGAACTTGGCGGTAAAATGAAATGAAACTAATCAGTGAATTTACAGAAACAAATTTAGAATGTCTGATTGAGAAGAAAGACAACGGTGAAAAGAAATATGTCATCGAAGGTGTCTTTGCTCAAGCAGATCAAAAGAACAGGAATGGACGTGTTTACCCTAAACCAATTATGGAAAGGGCAGTAAACAAGTATGTTCAAACGCAAGTTAGCAAGAAACGTGCGGTCGGGGAACTAAATCATCCCGAAGGCCCTACGGTTAACTTGGACAAGGTTTCGCATCTCATCACAGACCTCAAGTTAGAGGGAAATGATGTGATCGGAAAGGCACAAATATTGGATACTCCAATGGGTAAGATCGTAAAAGGTTTGCTTGAAGGTGGTGTACAATTGGGTGTGTCAACTCGTGGTATGGGAAGCTTGGAGAACCGAAACGGTGTTGCGTACGTTAAAGATGATTTCATCTTGAGTACTGTGGACATTGTTCAAGACCCATCTGCACCAGATGCTTTTGTTAATGGTATTATGGAAGGTGTAGATTGGGTTTGGAATAACGGTATTTTGGAACCTCAAGTAATTGAAGATATGGAGACAGAAATCAAGAAGGCACCGAAGGCATACAGTTCTGCTGTACAAATTCGAGAGTTCAAAAATTTCCTCTCGTTAATCAAATCTAATATGTAAGGAGTCAATTATGACTGAAGAAAATAAAGTCGAAGTTGAACTTCACGATGAAGAAATTAACGACATTGTGGAGGAAAACCTCGAAGAAAAATCTGAACCAAAAGGATCCAGTGGTGCGGTTGATGCTCAACCTACCTCTGAAGTAGATTCTATTGCTTCAGTAGATAAGGCAGCGGATGCAGTTAAGAAAGCACCTGTTCCTAAAACTAAGGCAGGTATGATTTCTGCTATGTACGGTAAACTTAATTCTATGAAGAAAGTAGACCTACAAGCATCATACGGTAAAGTCATGGGTGAAGATGTAGATTTTGAAGACGAAGCACTTGCTGAATCTCCAATTGATACAACTGCTGAACTCGAAGGAATCATGGAATCAGAGGCAACTCTATCCGATGAATTCAAGAGCAAAACAGCAATCATCTTTGAAGCATCGTTGAAATCAAAGTTGTCTGAAGAAGTGTCTCGTATCGAAACACAATATAAAGAAGAACTTGCTGAAGAAGTAACGACTATTAAGTCTGAACTTGTTGAGAAAGTAGATTCTTATTTAAACTACGTAGTTGAATCTTGGATGGAAGATAATAAGGTTGCAGTACAGAACGGTCTTAGGACTGAGATTGCTGAGAACTTTATGACTAAGATGAAGGATCTATTCGTAGAATCCCACATCGAAGTACCAGAGTCCAAGGTAGATTTAGTTGATGAATTAGCAGAGCAAGTTGAGGAACTCGAAGAGTCTCTTAACAAGCAAACTGGTGAGTCTATTAAATTGTCAGAAGAACTCGAAGTGCTGAAACGTGATGCTATCATCGCAGAAGCAAGTCGTGGTTTGGCAGACACCCAAATCGAGAAATTGAAAGGTCTATGTGAGAGCATTGATTTTTCCGATGATTTTGCCTCTAAGGTAGAGACCATCAAAGAACAATATTTCTCACAAACCGTAGTGGAAGATGTACAAATTGTAGATGAGGAACCAGAGCAAATTCTGGAAACTTCAAGTGCAATGGACTCATATCTCACTGCAATTAGAAAAACATCTAAAACACTATAATTAAGGAAACAATTATGAACTCTTACGATAAATTAATCGAAAAGTGGTCACCAGTACTGAACGAAAGTTCCGCTGGCGAGATTAAAGACCACCAACGTAAAGCTGTCACTGCCGCTATCTTGGAAAACCAAGAGATCGCAATGATGGAAGAACGCTCACAACACAACGGTTTCGGTGGGTTGAACGAAGCAGCGCCAGCAGGTGCTAATACTGGTTCAATCGGAACTTGGGATCCTGTGTTAATTTCACTTGTACGCCGTGCAATGCCTAACCTAATGGCATATGACGTATGTGGTGTTCAACCTATGTCTGGCCCAACTGGTCTCATCTTTGCGATGAAGGCACGTTATGGTGCAGGTGCAACTGGATCTCGTGAAGCATTATTCAACGAAGCAGAGACTAACTTCTCTGGTGTTGGTACTCACGATTCTGATAACGTATCTGGTTTCAACGGCATTAACCCTGCTGGCGATTCTGCTAATGCACTACGTGCAGGTGGAACTGGTACTGGTGATACTACTGCCAATATGGAAGCATATGGTTCAAGTGGTGGCGCTGCTTTTGAAGAAATGGGTTTCACCATTGAAAAAGCAACTGTTACTGCTAAGAGTCGTGCTCTTAAAGCAGAGTACAGTTTAGAACTTGCTCAAGACCTTAAAGCAATTCATGGTCTGGATGCAGAAACTGAACTTGCTAACATTCTTAGTACTGAGATCCTTGCGGAAATTAACCGTGAAGTTATCCGTACTATCAATAGTCAAGCAAAAACTGGTGCTCTTCAAGCAAACGTAACTAAGAACGGTATCTTTGATCTTTCTTCAGACGCTGACGGACGTTGGTCTGCTGAGAAATTCAAAGGTCTTGTAGTACAAATTGACCGTGAATGTAACGTGATCGCTAAAGAAACAAGACGTGGTAAAGGTAACGTAGTAATCTGTTCTTCAGATGTTGCTACTGCTCTTTCTGCTTCTGGTATGCTTGATTACACTCCTAACATGTCTACTACCCTACAGGTAGATGATACTGGTAATACTTTTGCCGGTACTCTGAACGGACGTATTAAAGTGTATATCGATCCATATGCTCAAGCAGATTACATCACTGTTGGTTATAAAGGTACTAACGCATATGACGCAGGTTTATTCTACTGCCCATACGTTCCTTTACAAATGGTTAAAGCAGTTGGGGAAGATACTTTCCAACCAAAAATCGGATTTAAGACTCGTTACGGAATGGCATCAAACCCATTTGTCGGTGCGACTCCTGCATCTGGTCTTGCTACTGCTAAGACTAACCAGTACTACCGTATCTTCCGTGTGGACAACATCCTCACATAAGAATACTTTAGTATTTGTTTTAAAGGGACTCTTCGGAGTCCCTTTTTTTATGTGTATAAATAAGTGTGTTCACGAACTGAACAAAGTAACAGTGTGGGGATGCCCTATATGGGTAAGCGTTAGTCGGAATCTGGTTATCCAGTAATATAGAAAACAGGAGAATATTATGCGTTTTATTGCAATTGCATTCGCATTAGTTTTGTCTGCTTGTTCAACTGTCGATGCAACTATCGATGGTACTGGTGGTGTTATTAAAGGTGTCGGTTCAGATGTCTTTGGTGTAACCGCAGGTGTATTGGATGTAACATCAAATTTGATTAAAGATGTTGCTACCAAGACTGGCACAGATGCAAC